TATCTCGTTGGACAAGGCTCTTACAATAAGCTAGTAGGAGTCTTTGACAAGAAGAAGCATTTGATAGAGTTCAAGAATGCGTACTACGAAGGAGATAGAATATCGACTGTGGTAGTGCATTCAAGTACTAGACTATATAATAAGTAATAGGATATGTAATAGATATATAAGAAAAAGCTCGACAACTATAAAGTTGTCTCGCTTTAGATGTCTTATCTTAACATTGTCTTAACAATCTAGTACATCAAAAAACAGCATGTTTTAACAACTTACTATGTAATAGGTAAATAGTCGGAAGCAACAGGGTCTCGATCCGCTACTGCTGACGCTCGCTACAAAGTCACAGAGAAAGTAACTATTTACAAACTATTACTATTCCCTAATATTCTAGAAACTTTTCCCTTGACATAATTAACTAATCCATTGTATACTTCTATAGAGGTATGTATGATTCAAATTTCAATAGGTCTTCTTGTAATAGGTCTCGTGCTTAAAATCGGTGAATTAGCAGAGAGGTATGACTGGATAGGAGCTACCCTTCTTGGTGTTGTTATATTCGGCTTTTTTGGTCTAGCTGCTTTTGGTGTTGGTGGTCTTGTATTGGAGATGCTTAAATGATTTCTATTGAAATATTGACGCTTATAGCTCTTTGGTGTTCCGATCCGAATAACGGCTTACGTAGTCAAAGACCATGTAGGGATGAGATTAGGTCTTGTGTTCACAAGGAACAAAAAAAGATACTTCCTGAACTGGAGACATGCTTCAAATGAAAAAAGTACTATTAGGTCTAGTCGTCAGTTTGCTGTCATTCAACATCATAGCTCCATTTCGATATAGAAGCATTCTCAACTGTAAGGTTGCTAAGAATGATGTGTATCTGTATGTTGATAAGAATATCAAGATTAGGATGGGATGGTGTACGACGGGACAATGCGTTGTAGATCTCATCAAACAACAGGAAGATCTTATTGCTCAACTAGAGGCTAGATATGGAGACTGCGAATGATGTCTAGTAGAGAGTTAGATGCATTGATTGCTGAGAAGGTATTTGGTATTGATGTTAAATGGGAAGACAAAATACCATGTGACGGTGAGCCATATTTTACATCAGACAATGAAAGAGTAGAAGGATATTATCTAAATGAGTTAAAATGCTATTCTACCGACATCGCAGCAGCTTGGGGAGTTCTAGAAAAAGTCTGCGAAGGCACAGACTGGTCTCCACAAGTTGGATTGAAGTCTTGTATGTTGTTTGGTGGATTTGTAAATGATTGGGGACCAAAACCTACTAAAACTATTATCATTAAAGAAACAGAGTCAGCACCACACGCAATCTGTCTCGCCGCACTAAAAGCAATAGGAGTTGATGTATGATGCCAGAACAGCTTCTCATAGTCTTTATGATCGTACTATTAGGCGTAGTCCTAGTACACGTTCTATCAAATATTCTAACAGCAGCTAAAGATCTAGAAACTCCTCATAGTGGTCCTTGTAAGATCCACAACTGGTATGAGATGATTGGACCTGACAATGAGACTGTTGTATCTCTGTATTGTATAGATTGTAAGAAGACACCGAAAATGATTCAAGAGGAGTTTGAAGAATGAGCTACACTTTAGGATTGATAATGAAATACTGGAAAGACGAGATACCAAAAGAACCCGGATACACAGATCTTCCATTTGATATAGAATCCTTTTGTATAGAAAATGATAGAGAACGAATCACTAGAGAAATTGATAACGGAATTATAATAGCATTACAAAAAACCAAGATAGAGGAACTTGAGAACAAAATTGAAGATATGGAATGTAATATGGAACGATATGGTGATGGAATGGATTTAGATTATGACTAATGAAGAATTTGAAGCATTTAAGAAAGCATGGGAAGATTCACAATCTTGGGACATGGGAGCAGAAGGACCATCAGCAAAGGATCGTGGTAGTTTTAAAGCTGGATGGTTCGCCGCTCTAGAATGGGAAAAGAAACAAAAGTCTGATTTTGCTTATATGGATCATTATGAAATACATAAATATCATGTTTCAATCATTGACAATCTCCGCAACAAAGTAAAAGAAGTGGATAGTGATTTGCTTAAAATGGCAATTGAAGACTACCAAGGAGAGGGTGCGGTTAAAGTAATAGCGGCCCTTCGTAAAAAAGAGATGACGGATAGACAAGGATTAAATAACGCACCGTATGCTGATTGGTTATTTAAGAACCTAGAGGAGATTTTAAAATGAATAGACTAACTATCATATCAATTCTTGTTCTATCAACAATAATAACAATAGAAGCTATTATCATCTATCGTGGTATAGTGGGAGCACTTCAGTGAAAAAGAAGATGGTATTTATTTTAGAAATGTTAAGGAACGGCGATCGAGAATCCCACTCGTATATAGCCGGTGTTTACGATGACGAAATACTAGCTTTAAAAGAAGCATGGGAACACATGGAGTACCGAGCTAATAAATACGATGCTCATATTTCCGGACACGAACTAAACGGACACGAGACATATAAACGCAGTTTGAGTACTTATGGGTGGAAACAGTTTGAAGAGAGTTGTCCAACTTTAGCAAAGGAAATTACAAGATTAAGACAAAAAGATGCAGTAGACGAGATGTCAAAGATTGACCAAGAATTAGGATTGATATGAAGTCTATATATCTCTTAACAATCCTATTCCTCATATCTCTTATGTCCTACGAGTTCTGGTCCTTCAATCAACATTACGACGCTCTAATAAAAGAAGTTCAGATCATTAAGTCTGTGTGTAAGGTGGATCTAGGACCAAAAGACTGTACTAAGGATAGTTGCCCAATCTAGAAACGTTAACAACTGTAATATATGGAAAATATAGAAACCAAGCAGGTTCAAGTAGAGTGGTCTGTGATGCAATGTAAAGGTTGCAATCAGACAAAGAAGCGTTTTATGGATGGTCGTTTTGCTAACCAAAAGGATGTTAGATGGCGCGACGAAGATGGTGGAATGTGGAATGGTAGAAATTGTCCGCAATGCCATAGGGAGAAAGTAGCTCAACGCAAACGTAATAAGTCGAGGTTATTATCTAATGCCTAAAAATTACTGTTATAAAGAATCGTGCGAATTCGTTCAAACTGGATTTCATACGGAGCAATACATGGTTTGTCGTGTATGTAAAGAGGAAGTTACAGAAAGTCTTTGTCAGCGTAAAAAGGAAGAGCAAGAAGCCGAACGCAAAAGACAAGAGCGAATCAAGCAACGCCAATCAGAAGACGAAGAGCAAAAAGAACTCTGGCACCTGTTCTAAATACAGTAAGTATTAGTATTGATACATTTATTACATATTGTAATATGGCTACGGCTTAAAAGATCTACTAGGTCTATCCTTACGATCTACGATATCTAAATGTACCCAGTTGGTATTCTTACCCTTAGTGCTTCCCAAATCCTCTATAAATAACCCATACTTACGAAGAAGTTCTGGCTTACTTGATACAAGCTTTCCTATTGTTTGATCTTTATCGTCAATGATATCAAGGGCTTTGCAAATCATATGAGCACTTTTCTTCGCTGCATTTGCTATACTAGCATTTACAGAACTTGGTCTAAATCCTGAAGATAGCTTAACATTTGTAATACCAAGATCCTTTAGTAAAGAGTTAACTTTTTCTAACAATGTTTTAGCATTATCTAGAACCTCTTTTGTAAGCTCTTTGCTTTTGGCTCTATCGGGGTAAGATCCGGACGACGTTAACAAGTCATTTAATTGTATCATATATAATAGTTGTTACCCAATTTAACAACTAGAAACATAGCAACGAAGCGAGGTAATCGGTGATCGTCCTGTCCGGACAATTAACTTTTTACAGCACCTTACACCAACCGACTGAGCTATAAATATAAGGAATATATTATGAATCAAGTAAAACAACACTTACCGTTGCTACTCTTATCTTCACTCGTTCTAAAACAATTGATTGTTGGAATTAGTGCGTCCGAAATGGGAACAGCTATTGCCATCGCTTCTATAGTAGCTCTTAGAGACTATTTAGAAAAAAACAAACAGATTCAGGAAATTGAATCTTCTGTTAAAAAAGAATTAGAAGAAGTTAAGACCATTGTTAAAACTCAAAACGAAGTGATTGAGAAGATGGCTAAAGCTATCGATGAGAATCGTACAAGCATCGCTTCTATGAAGCTTTCTTCTGGTATGATGACTCGTAAAGGTGCTTAATGACTACTAAGCTTACAGACATCAATCAAATGGAATCAGGATTTAAAGAACTACAAGAATACTCTGATAGTCAATTTCATTTAATCACAAAGCTCCGCGAAGATGTTGCAAGACTAGAATCAGAGAATAAGTCACTAAAGATAATGCTAGAACAAAATCTTCCAAGCATTGGAGTACAACCGATGGATTTATCTCTCGGTGTTTCAAACGAGCAGTTGATCTGTGAAGTTCAATTGACAATGTTAAAAGATCTCGCTGTTGTGCGCGAGCTGACTTTAGAAGAAACAAAAAAATTCCAAACATTTACTGAAGTACTAACCAAAGTAAAAGCTGGTAAGAAACCGGGAGATGAACTAGGTATCTCCAGAATATCCGACGAAGAACTAATGAAGGCAGCAGCAATCAATGTCGGAAATTAAAATTTCAAAAACAGCAGCACTAGAAGCTTTGTGGAGAAGAGCCAATCTCAGTTGGATTCTTGACGCAAATCAAAAAGCATTGTATGAATTATTTCATACTAATCCAGCTAAAGTGCAGACATGGTTACTTGCTCGTCGTTCCGGTAAGTCATTTTCTCTCTGTGTGTTAGCAATTGAGTACTGTTTAAAAAATCCAAACTCTGTTGTTAAGTATGTAGCTCCCACTAAAGATCAGGTTGAGAATTTTATTCTTCCCATTATTGACAATGATATCTTAGCTAAGAGTTGTCCAACAGATCTTAAACCAACGTACATTAAACAAAAGAAACAATACAGATTTTCAAATGGTTCTGTCATTCAATTGTGTGGTGCCGAAGCAGGGAACATTGACTCTATCCGTGGGGGATTTGCTCATATTGCCATCGTAGACGAGGCACAAGATGTTAGTAAGCTTACCTACGCTATTAGTTCTGTATTGCTTCCAACACTACTTACAACAAACGGAAAGCTGTTGATCTCTGGAACACCACCACAAGATCAAGACCACGAGTTTTTAAAATACATCGAAAAAGCAGAAGCTGAAGGTACTCTCATTCGCCGTACTGTATACGACAATCCTAGACTCACTGCTGAAAATATTAAGACGATCGCTGATGCAATGGGTGGCGAGATGTCAGAGGAGTTTCAACGTGAGTTTCTTTGCAAGCTTATTAAGTCAAAGAGTCGCTCAGTATTGCCGGAGGTTACTGACGAACTACTTAAGGACATCGTTAAAGAGTGGGAGACACCGCCTTATTACGACCGTTATACTTCATTTGATATTGGTATGCGTGATTGGAGTTTCTTATTATTTGGTTATTATGATTTTCGATCAGATAAAATCATCATCCAAGATGAAGTCGTCGCCTTTGGGTCGGATATGCACTTGGATAGACTCACACAAGATATTATAAAAAAAGAAGAAGAGCTTTGGACCAATCCTATTACGAATGAATTTATTGCACCTAAGAGAAGGATTGCCGACCATAACCCTATCGTTATCAATGAGATCAAAAGATTTTCTGGGTATAGAGTAATTTTTGAAAACGCGGATAAAAAAGATAAACTAGCTGGTATTAACTGGCTCCGTACTTTGTTAAGTTCTGGTAAAATTATTATCAATCCTAAGTGTAAGCATTTGATTAGACACCTAAAAGATGGTAAATGGAAGAATGATTCTAAGGATGACTTCGCTAAATGTCCATTGGGATCTCATTACGATGGTATTGATACATTGGTGTATATGGTGCGTAGTATTGACCTAAAGACTAACCCATACCCAACAGACTATCAAAGCCCACTTAGGTCGTCGGATGCGTTCTATACACCTAATTATGGGAAATCAACAACTATAAGTAATGTAGATGTATACAAGCAGATTTTAGGAATTAAAAAACCAAACGAAACAAAAGATTTTAATAGCATGGAAAAAATGCTGAGTTGGAAACCGAAAGGTAAATAGAATTATGAACGAACCATTTAATGATCAACAAAAAGACATTAATCCAAAAGATATATACTTTGCTGCACAGGAGCCAGAAAAATTAGCAAGTGCTTGTATGGCAAAAGCACAAAGCTTTTACAACACTCTAGAAGCTAACTTTTACCTAGACAAGCTTGCAAAGATGTGGCAATTCTATCACGGCGACTTCCGAGATAATGGTGGCGGATCTTCTCATCAAATTGGATTTAGTGGTGAACAAGGCGAACTAACAGTACTTTCTGTAAATCACTTTAGAAATATTGCACAACATATGTTAGTGATGATTACTTCTAATCGTCCAGCAATGGAAGCTCGTTCTGTTAATACAGATTATAAATCTTTAGCTCAAACTTATCTAGCAAATGGTATTTTAGACTATTACATGCGCGAAAAGAAACTAGAAGAAGCTATCAGATCTGTAACAGAGATGGCAATTGTCCTTGGTGCTGGCTTTATTAGACTAGAATGGAACGCAACTTCTGGTGAACTATATGATTTTGATCCAGAAACTGGTGAAAAGAACTTTGAAGGTGAGTTAGAGTGGTCTACTCATTCACCATTTGACGTAGTTTTTGATGGAACTAAAGAAAATTGGAACAATGAGTGGATTATTTTAAGAACTTTTAAAAATAAACACAATCTTATTGCAAAATATCCAGAACTTGCTGATAAAATTAACGGAATTTCTACAAAAAACTCAAATAATCTATACAGAGTTGCCATTTTTTCCAATGATAACACAGACGATATCCCTGTTTATGAGTTTTATCACAAAAGAACAGAAGCAATGCCTGAAGGTCGCTACTGTTTGTTCCTAGAAAGTGACATTATCCTTCTTGATATGCCACTTCCATACAGAGACATCCCGGTTTACCGTATCTCTGCTGGTGAATTCATGGGAACTCCTTACGGATACACACCAATGTTTGATGTATACCCATTACAAGAGGGTATCAACTCTTTGTATAGCACTATCATGACCAATCAAAGTGCATTTGGTGTTCAAAATCTATTTGTACCTAAAGGTGCTGATCTTAGTATCAACAGTTTAGAAGGTGCAATGAACATTATCGAAGGTAATGTTAAACCTGAACCACTCAATCTTACCGAAACACCAAGAGAAATATTTGATTTCCTTCAAATTTTGATTCAGTCTGCAGAAACTATCTCAGGTGTCAACTCAGTTGCTCGTGGTGACCCACAAGCTTCGTTGAAGTCTGGTACTGCTCTAGCTTTGATTCAATCAATGGCTCTACAATTTATTTCTGGTCTTCAAAATAACTATGTAAAGCTCATCGAAGATCTCGGCGGATCTCTCATTAACATTCTAAAAGACTACGCAAAGACACCAAAGACCGTTGCTCTTGTTGGTAAAAACAATAAAGCACTTCTTAAGGAATTTGTTGGTGATGATATCAATTCTATCCAACGCGTGATCGTATCTATCGGTAATCCTCTTTCTAGAACTACCGCCGGTCGTGTACAGATGGCAGAGCAAATGCTCCAAATGGGAATCATTGCAAATCCTAAACAATATTTTGAAGTATTGAACACTGGTTCACTAGAAGTTATGTATGAGTCTGATATGAATACAATGCTTCTTATTAAAGATGAGAACGAACGTATGATGGAAGGTGAGCAAGTACTAGCTGATATGCTAGACGAGCACAGCATCCATATTATGGAGCATAGATCAGTAATGGCTAATCCAGATCTTCGTAGAGATCCAGCACTTCGTCAATCTGTTCAAGCCCATATTCAAGAGCACATCAACTTTTTGAGAACTGTAGACCCAGATCTTCTAATGTTGATTAAACAGCAACCATTACAAGCACCTATGGCTCCACAAGTTGCTCCTCCGCCTCCGGGATCTCCAGAAGAGATGCAAGGCGGTCCATCTGGAGTAATGCAGCCGTTAAACGCACCACAAGGTGGCGATATGCTACGTGGTCAAGGAGTAGCCGGTGGAAACATGGTTCCAAATCCAGCTAAACCGCCGGGAGAATTTGCAAATCTTCCAACAAATGCTGCTGACATGATGCCCCAAGGTTAATTAACAACTAGACTATATGGCAATTGGTCCAAATTCACCTTATACTAATTTAGACCAGAATCAGATCTTACAAAGATCGTTTGAGGAAGGTGAAGATAGGCTCAGAGTAAGTGCTGAAGTCACTGCGACTATTGGTACAGTGGAATGTATCATCGATGCTGCTAGTGGTGATAACATATCAATCACAAATGCTGATGGCACAAACCCTCTTGCTGTAAACGCAAACGGTAGCATAAATGTCAATGTTGTATCAAATCCGTCGGAAGAAATCCTCTTTCAGTATGACGAAGTTTCTAGTGTTGTAAATGGTGTTACCACTACTGTCATATCCTACACACCATCAACACAAATTAAAATAGTTGGAATTTCTGTCTCCGGTACTAACGTTGCGACGTATGAAGTGCTAAAAGCATCTAGTACTGTTAGCAAAATGTACACATCATTTACAGGATTAAATGCAGAATTCAATTTAAGTGGAATGTTAGTTAATGCTGGTCAAAATATAAGAGTAGATGTAGTCCATTATAGACCAGATAACGGTGATTTTACAACGTCTATTAAATACATTGAGGTATAATATATGTCATTAGAAGTAAGCAGAAAACAATTAGAATTAAGTAGAGTAAGACTGGCTAAACAAGAACTAGAATTCAAACTCGAACAAAATATGGAAGAAATCAATAGATTACGAGAACATATCAAAATTCAAGAATCGAAAGAGAAGGATCTCTTGGAAGAAATTAACAACTTAAAGTAACAATTAAAGGGGAAAATAGAAAATGAGTGATTATAATAGTAGTTTACCGATCCGGACGGAAAATCCGGGAGATGCTATCGTAAAGATAGCGGACGCAACGATACCATCACAACAATTAAAAGTAAATGTTGATGGAAGTATTGACACAAACCTCGCGAGTGGAGCGTCAGTACAAATTACAGACGGAACTGATACGCTATTGGTAAATACCGATGGTAGTATTAATTCTGTTGTTACCGCAACCGACTTAGACATCAGAGACTTAGCATTTGCTACGGATAGCGTTGACGTTTCAGGTTCTTCTGTTACAGCAACAGTATCAGCAACTGATCTCGATATTAGAGACCTAGCTTTTGCTACCGATAAAGTGGATGTTTCCGGTTCTAGTGTTACAGTAAGTGCAACCAATCTTGATATTCGTGATTTGGCATTTGCTACAGATACAGTTGACGTATCCGGATCTTCTGTTACCGCTACTGTTAGTGCGACAGACTTAGATATTAGAGATCTAGCATTCGCTACTGATTCAGTGGATGTGTCTGGGTCTTCAGTAACAGCTACTGTATCTGCTACTGACCTTGATATTAGAGATCTAGCATTCGCAACAGACTCTGTTGACGTAAGTGGATCTTCTGTTACTGTTTCTGCTACTGATTTAGATATCAGAGACTTAACACATGCTTCTGACTCAATGAAAGTTGGTGACGGAACTGATTTCCTAGCTGTAAATACAGACGGATCGATCAATGTTAAAGTACTTGATGGATCTCCGGGAACAGACGTAACTGATTACGACACATCCGCAACAATTGCTGGTGGTGCATCAGATACACATACATATACTTCTGCTGGTAATTTTTATCTTACTCAAATTGAAGCTTCCGCTTCTGGTAAAATGAAGATCGAAGTGCAAGTTAACAGCGTTACTAAGTTTGTACAATTCAATAGTACTGCTAACCCTAACCTGTCAATTCAATTAAAGCAACCAATTTTGGCAACAACGGGACAAACTGTAACTGTTATTAGAACAAATAAAGAAAATCAAGCACAAGACGTTTATTCAACAATTAGTGGATATACTCTATAATAATATATGGGCGACTTATCAGAAAAAGACTCATCACAAGCAGTAAAAGTAGTAGGTTCCGATTCTTCTGGAATTGAAACTAACTATATTGGTGTTGATGCAAATGGTAAGTTAAAAACAAATGATATCATTTCTACGCAGGGGCTTCAACTGACAATAACAGTTGGAACTTCTGCAGTAGAGGTGAAAGTTGGTGCAACTCGATTAGCTAATAGGGTTGTTGCTACTCTGGATAATACTAGTAATGTTATTATTTACTGGGGGTACGACGCAGGTACGACTACAACAAATTACGCTGGTAGAATTTTTAAAGATCAACAAGCAAGTTGGTCAATTGGTGATGTTCCAATTTATGTAATTGCGGGTTCTGCTGGTAATAGTGCTAGAATTTCGGAAGGTGCGTAATGGCATTTAAAGTATCAACAGTATCTAGAACAATTCCATTTGATAACACCGGTACAAGTCTTACTTCTACTGATATGCAAGGTGCTATTGAAGAGATTTCTGCAGCATCTTCTGGTGGATTTTCAAGACCTGTTGTTAATGCATCACAGCAACTAACAATACCAGTAGATCAACAAATGATTGTTAAGAGACAAATGAAAGTACGAGGCGAATTAATTATTCGCGGCGAACTAGTTATTATATAGGTGAATATATGAGTGCAGATGGAACAATTTTAGTACCAAAAGTAGACCCAACAAGTGTAGACTCGGCATCAGTTGGAGATAGCAGAATCTTTATTGGAACAGATGGAAATCTTAGAACTAAAGATGAATCTGGAACCATTGTTGTATACGCAGCGGGAGCCGGCGATCACGGAACTCTTAGCGGTCTAAACGACGATGATCACAGCCAATATCATAATGATGCTCGTGGTGATGCTAGATATTACACACAAACTGCAAATGATACTTTATTAGACGCAAAACTAGATAAGACAGACGATTTATTATTTGTTGAAAATTTAGTCAATGTTAAAAAGAATCCCGGAACCGGAGAATTTCCAACAATTAAAGATGCTATTGACTCAATCACTACTAGTAGCGAAACAAATCGTTACGTTATTCAAGTGGGACCGGGAATTTATGATGAGGTAAACCCTCTTGTCATTCCTACTTACGTTTCTGTCGTAGGTTCTAGTATTAATACCACTACAGTTAGACCGACTGATGATGCCGAGCATTTGTTTGAAATGAGTAACTACTCTGAGATTAGTTTTCTAAATCTTGAAGGTGGAGCAGGTTCAATCGGTTCAGGTAAGGCTGCGATTAATTGCATTGATGTTGGTGACTTTGCGCAGTTACATAAACTTTCTATTTACGGTTTTGATATTGGACTCAAGAATAAATCAGTAGCGGCTGAGTCGATCCTTTATGTTGAGTATGTTGATATTAATGGTGACTACTTAACGGCTTCACACACTGAGGCTACGAACTCATTTTTTTGTAAGACTCAACTAGAGAACTTCTATACATACGAGTCTACCACTACTGGTTCTACTGCGGTTTTATGTCACGGTGTAAACAGTCAGGTTAAGTTAGGTACTTCTGGTTTAGATGGTTCTGATAACGGTGTTAAATTCTACAATGCGGCTGATGTTCTAGTTACTGACGTATTTATTAGAAACATGGGTATCGCTGTATATAATGAAAATACAGGTAGTGCCTCAACGATTAGAACTCTTGCGACCTCAATTTATAACTGTACTGAAGATTATAAATTATTACACCCTACTACTACAGGTTCCGTATTCGGTGGTAGTGATGCGACTAAAAACACGATTGATTCAGGAAATGTTTCCGCTCTATTCATTGATCCTACAAACGATCAAATCGTAATGAATGGTCATTTGCAATATTCACAAGGGCCATACTCTCAAATCACAGAGATCAGTCAGTTATGGGTGAACACTCCACCGATGGGCGTGATTGACGGCGGTGTATTATCGGCTGGTTCTGGGCTTACATTGAATATTGCTTCT